AGTCATGTCGCAGCAGCGCAATCTTTTTTTTGTGCGGGCACACGTCCGCTAGCTAAAGTGAGGTTAAGAGTTGCTTAAGTCGGTTAAGTATTATACGCTGTATGCGCTATGAAATTAGTTACTAAAACTGAGTTTGCGAAACTGGCGGGTGTGTCCGGTGCGGCTGTAACCAAGGCGATTAAAAATGAACGTATAAAACTTTTTGGTGAAGGTCGGGCGGCTAGAATTGATGCTACCCATCCTATCAGTATAGAGTACATAAACGGGATAGATGACCATCCAACAGCGGGCGGAGGTAAACCACGATCAGTACCCCATAAACCTGGTCCGGCTCCGCCCGCTCCTACCGAAGCTGAGGATTTAACAGCACTACTTGATTCCGGTAACCTTGGGGCTATATCCAAACAGTCAGCGGATAGGATAAAAACTATTGCCCAGATACAACAGATCCGGGTTAAGACGGAGGAAATGCGTAAGGAGCTTATACCCCGGTTTTTGGTTCAGAAAATTATAAGTAAACTCTACACAGTAGATGTAAATGAATTCCGAACCCTTGGCCCTAATCTCTCCCCGGAAATTGCGGCGCTCACTTGCATTGATGACGCCGAGACCATAATCAAGATTGAGGCGATTGTGGAGAAAGAAGTTTATAATATTTTAAAGCACGTAAAGCGGCTAATGGATGATTTCCTTAAGAGTGTGGAAGCGGACGGGATAACTCTAGATGGGGAGGTGGGAAATGTCGAGTGATGGTAAAACCAATTTCGAGAGTTTTATGGATGAGTTCACATCCCATTTGTCGATAGTATCGGGGGTATCTCGTGAGTTCTTAGTAATTAAAAATAGGGCCGATTTAAGGTTGCTACGTGAGGCACGCGAAGATGGCCTGATAGATGCGAAAGTGGATGAGATTGCTTTAGAGGAGGACGTGGATAATGTTGGGTAAATGCGAAACGGTAGATTGTGACGGGCGGGCCGTAACCTACGATGATTATGGGTGGGAATTTTGTGAGGTATGCTTAATTGGTTATATCAAGACGCTAATCGATAGGATAGATGGGGGGCCAAAAAGTATGGTGGTTGAAAGATCCGATTTAGGAATGTGCGTAGCCCAGGGATGCGGTAATCAGGCCATAGTTTTTAATGATAACGGCGACGCCCTTTGTGAACAATGCGTTTGTATGCTGCGTGGTACGAAAAATTCACTGAACATGGGGCGCCGGTAATGGATGATAAGGAAGAAGATGCGCCCCCAGATAATTGAGAGTGACTATACTTTCCTACAGGACTTAAACGATAAAAAGCCCATAAGTCCTCCCATGGATAAGATCAGTGAATATATTGAGGGCAAACGGATCTTACCACCCAACACCCCCTTTCCAGGATTTTGGAGAAACAGCCGTACTCCATACGCTATTGAGATTATGGACAACATGGCGCCCTTTTCCCCCATTATAGAAACCAGCTTTATGAAGGCGGCCCAGCTAGGCTTGACCGCTACGGCTGAAAATATAATAGCGTACTGGATGGATGAGTATCCAGCAGAAATACTATACATTTCTTCCACTGAAAGTCTCCTAGTAAAGTGGGCCACTAAGCGGCTGGAGCCACTTATTGATAGTTGTGGTTATAGAGATAAGATTTTTGCGCAAGTTGAAAATACAAAAACCCGACGCTCCGGGGATAAGATTTTTAGCAAGGAGTATATCGGCGGAACATTGGATATGGCTTCCGCCCAAAGTGCCGCCGGGTTAAGATCGGATAGTAAAAGAATTCTGGTACGGGATGAAGTAGATGGAGCCCCAGCACAACTTAGAACTGGGGAGGGTAATTGGCTGGATGTTTCGGCGGCTCGTACCAATGCGTGGGGCGCACGAAAAAAGATAATGAACTTTTCCACCCCAACCACGGCGGATATTAGCGTCATACTAAAATTGTATGAGTCTGGGGATCAGAGAAAGTACTTTGTTCCCTGCCCAATCTGCGGAAAGTATCAAGTCTTAGAATTTGGAAATGAACAATCTGAGTATGGTGTAAAAGCTGATTTTAAGGCTGGGAAACTTAAAGACGCTTATTATGTTTGCGAGCATTGCCACGAAGCCATATTTAATCACAATAAAACCGAGATGTTGAATCGTGGAGAATGGCGTCCCACTGCGGAAACAGAGAGAGACTATCATAGATCATACCATTTAAGTAGTCTGTATAGCCCGGTGGGTATGCTGTCCTGGCTGGAGATGTATGATGTGTATTTGAAGGCGCTTAAAGATCCTATGGATGGTATGCGCTCCTTTACTAATCTGTATTTAGGGCTACCATTTGTAGAAACGGGAACACGCCCGGATATATCCAAAGTTATAGAATTAAGGAGCGGCTACAGCGCCGGGACGGTACCAAAAGGGGTTTTATATATAACCGCCGGCGTGGATGTCCAGCGTGGTTCCGCTTCCGATCCCAACAATCCCCCACGCCTTGAGATAGAGATTGTGGGTATAGGTTCAAAATACAAAACGTGGTCCATATTATATAAAAGGTTTGAGGGTCCAGTAGATGACGCGGGGGCGGGAGCGTGGGCGGATCTCCAGGAGTGGATAGAAGAAGGAAATCTTAATTTCGTTGGATATAATAAAAATAAGATTCCTTGTAGCTTAATGTTTATTGACTCCGGTGATGGTAATTTGACTGATGTGGTTTACAGTTTTGCGGCCCTTGCGGAAAATATTTTTCCATCTAAGGGTTTCTCACAGATCAAGACCAAAAGGGGTGAGAAGGGGGATGTAGCCACAAATCAGAATTTTAAACGGTATCGGGCCGTTAAAGTTAATTCAGACATCATACTGTATGAGATAGCTACTAACTATTATAAAAAACAGATCTATCGAAATCTCAGGGTTCCTAGAGCCCCCATAGATCCACAAAGGGCGGGTTTCTGCGAATTCCCCCTGGATTATGGAGAAAAGTTTTTTAAGATGATGACGGCGGAGGAATTACGTTCGGATGGTTCTTTCCATTGTCCGAGAGGCCGGAGGAATGAAGTTTTGGATTGCAGGGTCATGGCCCGGTGCGCGGGGGACATCTATCTTGATGCTAAAGTTATGGATTTTAAAGCGGCGGCTAAAGCTAAAGGGGCCGATCCGGCTTATGTTAGCCAGATAAACCATAGGGCGGTGCTAGAATTGCTCTGTAAAAAACAGGGTTTGACATTTTAATTTCGATCCATTACAATCCTGTATGGCCTGTATTACACCCAGCACAAGAATACGGATAGAGGCGCGCATAGCCGCAAAAGAGACGGCTCTTGCCGCTTTAGATATAGCATTTATAGCTGCGTCTACTGAGATAGAGGAGTATAGATTTGACTCGGGCGAAGGATCTCAGCGGGCTAAATATCGGAATCTTAACGAAATAAAGACGAATATCGACGGTCTTGAATCTGAAATAGAAGCCTTATATAGAAGGCTCGCGGGTAAAGGTGTTGTGAATATTACTTTAAGGCGGAAACATGGGGTTTATCAAGGCGGTTACTAGGGGGCTTCTTCAGACTGCCATTAATAAAATATATGGCGTCAAACAATCAGCCCCTAAAACCCAATCGTATTACGGTACCGGTAATTATGGGGGTAGCTCTGGGGGTTCGAAATGGCCCTATGGGATGTCTACCTATTCAGCGGGTTTGGTATTAGATAACTACGCCCTGCGGCATAATGCCCGAAGTGCTTACCATGACACGGCTCAAGCCCGGGCGTTAGTAGATAGGTTTGCCGATACGGTCGTTGATGTTGGTATATTTTTAGAAGCCATGCCCAGCCACAGGATATTAGGCATTTCAGCGGAACAAGCGGAAGAATGGTCTGCGGATGTTGAAGAGCGTTTTAATCTGTGGGCCATGAATAGAGATCAGCATAGATCCGGGACAATGAATTTATATCAGTCTCAAAGATTTTATGAAATAAGTCAGCAACGTGATAATGATATTTTTGTGAGGCTATTCTATAGCCGGGATTCCAACCTTTTAAATCCCCTACAATATGAGTTTGTAGATCCCGATCAAATAAGGGGGGACGCCCTTGTATCCACATATGCTACATATTTTTATGAAGACGGCATAATCCGGGATAAACAGGGACGTGAAAAAGGTTATAAAATCTGGTGGAAAGATCCCGTATCTAATGATTATAAGGATTTAGTGGTTCCGCGTGTTGGCGAAAAGTCTAAAAGACTTTTTATGCTCCACGGATTTACTAAAGAGTACGCAGCCCAGGGCAGGGGGTATAGTCGTTTAAGTCACGCATTGCAAGATTTCGAGAATCTTACGGATTTTACTTCCTCTGAGATAAAAAAAGCTATCAGTCAATCTAGTATCGCTATGTACACTAAGCCTTCTCCAAATAACGCGGCGTCTAATCCACTTGAGGATCTTTTGACGGATCGGGGAGTGAATATAGCAACGGATCAATTTAGCGGTACCGTCAGTGATACTGGGGGCTCCGCGCCTATCACTCAGCCGGTTGGGTACTGCCCATTGCCGGAGGCAACAATAGATACCCCCGGAAGTGTTGGGGTGTTTAATCTAAATGAGGGGGAGGATCTTAAGCCCTTTAAAAGTACGGCTCCAGCGGATAGCTATCCCGATTTTGTAAATACTTTTTCCTCGTATTTAACGGCGTCGCACAGTATGCCCCTTGAAGTGTTACTGATGAAGTTCAATCAGAATTACAGTGCTAGCAGGGGCGCGTTGATACTATTCTGGAGAGTTGCTATGATGTGGCGGGGAGAAATGGCCAGCGATTTCCTAAACCCCCTTTATAAGATGTGGCTATCCGAGGAGATAGCGGCGGGTAGGATCACGGCTCCGGGTTGGATGGATGTAAGACTAAGAGCGGCTTGGCTAAACGCTAAATGGTTAGGTGCTCCGATGCCTAACATAGATCCGATGCGGACAGCTAAAGCAGATAAAGAGTATATGGCCATGGGCGCTCAGACTGGCGACATGGTTGCGAGAAATCTTAATGGTTCGGACGGGACTATGAATAGGGCAAAACTAACGAGAGAATATAAGGGGCTTCCTAAGGCTCCTTGGGACCAAAAAGGAGGTAATTAACATGGCGGAAGATCCTGCAATTGTAGCTTGTCCACAGGATACCTGGACTAAGGTGGCTACGGCGGTAACAAGTGGTAACGTTTGGATAAAAAATACTTCAGGGTTGTATAGTCAGACATACCGATTGACTGGAGAAGCGGCACCTACTGATTCAACCGAGAATGTTTTAATGGAAATGCCCGGTGATTGTATACGCGCTACGGAAGCTATTGACGTGTATATCTATTGTGAAAAGGTGGCCGGATCGGTGCGGGTCGATGTTTAAATGGACGGGTTGTATCGGAAATTGCCCGGTAACGGGCTCGGGGGATGTAGCTCTTCCGGGAGCGTTAGGTAATTACGGGGAGTTATACCTACTTGAATCTGATGCATACAACACCCCCGTATCTACTACATGGCGGGTTATTTCTCCGGTAAATGACGGGGTTTCTTCGGGGATTGGTACAACGGGCGCTCTGGGGCTTTTTACTATCACACAGGCGGGGGCATATGAGGGTATTATGGGTATGTCTTTCGATCTTTCTAACGGGGCCACGGTTAC